GATCAAGGTGCCGGATATCCTGCCGACGATCAATCTGACGACCGGCAACGCCTACGTCTTCATGTCGGAGACCACGTTCACCAACAACGCCGCCGAGGCGGCCGAGAACGCCGCCGCGGCCTGGGGCGAGGGAGCGCTCGTCTACACCGAGCAGAGCGCCAACATCCGCAAGGTGGCGACCTTCCTGCCGGTCACCGACGAGCAGCTCTCCGACGTGCCCGGCATGCAGGACCTGATCAACAGCCGGCTGTCGTACATGCTGATGCTGCGGCTCGATTCACAGCTACTCAACGGCGACGGGATCGCGCCCAACATCAACGGCTTCTACGCCCAGGTCACCCAGGCCCAGGCCAAGGGCGCCGATCCGGTCTTCGACGCCGTGTACAAGGGCATGATCAAGGTCATGCACACCGGCTTTGGCGACCCGACCGCCAACGTCTTCCACCCCAACGACTGGCAGGACCTGAGGCTCACGAGAACCACCGACGGCATCTACATCATGGGCAACCCGGCCGACCCGGGGCCCGATCGCCTCTTCGGCGTGCCCGTCGTGGTCACCCCCGCCGCGCTCGAGAACACGGTCCTGACCGGCGACTTCGCCGCCCACTCGGCGCTCGTCTATCGCACGGGGATCGAGCTGAAGGTGTCCGACTCGCACAGCGACCTCTTCGTCAAGGGCGTGCAGGCGGTGCGGGCCACCATCCGCGCGGCGCTCGTCGTCTTCCGTCCCAACGCCTTCTGCGAAGTCACCGGCATGTAATCGGCGGGCCCGGGGACGCCTCCGGGCCGCCGTCGCGTCCTTCACCTCGAATCGCTCGGGAGAATTTCCATGCCAGTGATTGAAGCCCTGGCCGGCGCCAGCCTGCTCGTGAACGCCGGCGCGCCGGGCGCCGGCACCGATGAGGTTCAGACCCTCACGATCGGGGGGACGCCGTCGGGCGGCACCTTCCGGCTCGCGTACGACGGCCACGTCACGGCCGACATCAGTTGGTCGGCCACCAACAATACGCTGGTCGCCAACATCGACGCCGCGCTCGAGGCGCTGGCGAACATCGGGACCGGCAACGTGACCACGGCCGTCGGCACCATGACGGCCGGCGTCGGCACGATCACGATCACGTTCGCCGCCGCGCTCGGCAAGCGGGCCGTCTCCACGATCACCGTCAACAACCACAGTCTCACCGGCACCAGCCCGACCGTCGCCGTCGCCGAGACCACCCCGGGCGTGGACGCGGCCTGCCTGGGCGCGGCCAAGGGCTCGCTCTTGGTGGATTCCACCAACGCGAAGCTTTACATCAACACGGGCACCGCCGCCGCGCCGACGTGGACGGTCGTCGGCAGCCAGTCGTGATTCCCCGGCCGGAGAACAAGATGGTCCGCCCGGAGCTGACGAAGGCCCCGGGCCCGGGCCCGGGTCCTGACCGTCCCGAGAACGATCCATGCCCGATCTCGTCACCGCCGCTGAAGTCGCCGACGCCTGGCCCGCCTTCGGATCGGTGCCCAGCTACCAGCAGCCCGGCCTGATCCGGGACGCCTCGGCGATCATCGCCGCGGCCGTCGGCGTCGACTTCGTCCCGACCTCCTACGTCGAGCGGATCGACGGCCGCAACCTGCCCAGGATCTGGCTGGCGCACCGGCCCGTGCTGTCGGTGAGCTCGGTGGCCGTCAGCGGCGAGGTCCTCGCGCCGGCCGACTACACGCTCGACCCGGGCGCGGGCGAGCTCCTGCGCGGCGACGGCTCGTATGAGCCACGGTTCGCCCAGATGTGGCCCTCGGGCCGGCGCAACATCGAGGTGTCCTACCAGGCGGGCTACGCGACGGTCCCCGACGACGTCAAGCGGGCCTGCATCCTCACCATCCGCTATCACGCGGGCATCGTGGCCGTCTCGGGCGCGTTCAAGAGCGAGAGCATCGGCGACTACTCGTACACGATCGCCGACGGCGGCTCCTCCGGCGGCTCGCGCGACAACCTCCCTTCGGACGCCGCGGCCATCCTGGCCAGGTACGGCCTCAAGGGTTACGACCCGATCTACTGACGATCGCAGCGACCGTCCCCATGCAAAACCTGCTCGTTCAAACCGCCGCGATCGACGTCGAGACCTCCGCGCCGGGCGCCGCGCCCCAGGACGCCCTGGGAGGAGCCGACCGCACGAGCTGGACCGCGCTCGTCCCGGCCGTGCCCTGTCTGGTCCGGCCGCTGTCGGCCAGCCAGCAGGTCCGGAACGAAGCCCGCGGCGAGTTCGTCGACACGCGGATCTACTTCGCGGGCGACCCCGTCAACGGGGGCCTGTCCACACGCCACCGCATCCGCGTCGGCGGCGCGACCTACCACGTTAAGGGCGCGGTCGACGCCAACAGCATGGGCCGGTTGCTCCACGTCGATTGCGAGCTGCTGAGGTTCCCGTAAATGACGCTCCAGTGGCACGGCGACGAAGCGAAGGAGCACGTCCGCCGCCGGGCCGTCCGGTTCCTGCGCCGCGCGGCGATCGTGGTGGAACGCCAGGCCAAGGTGTTGCTCTCGGTCCCGGGCACGGGGCGGAACAAGGGGCGGAAGTCGGGGCCGATCACGCGCAGCAAGCCCGGCGAGCCGCCGCGCAAGCAGACCGGCCGGCTTCGCGCCTCGGTGACTCGGGAAGTCGATGAGTCGAGCCTCACGGCCCGCGTCGGCACCAACGTCGACTACGGCAAGTTCCTGGAGCTGGGCACGTCGCGGGGGCTGAAGCCCCGGCCCTGGCTGCGGCGGGCGCTCGCCGAGATGTCCCAGCGGGTGAACGAGCTGCTTTCGGGGATGGGTGACTCGGGCTGATGCTCTTCTTGCTCTCATCTTCTGGAGGCGGCTCCGCGCCCGCCGAGGCTTCGCTCTTCAGCGGGGGCCTGGGCGATCACCAGCGGCTCATCGTTCAGGGCTATCTGAGCGGGCCGGCCCCGCCGCCGGGTCCGCCAGATCCCGCCAACGCCTCGCTCTTCAGCGGGGGCCTCGGGCTCAACCAGCGCCTCATCGTTCAGGGATACATGGCCGCCCCGCCGGGCGGTCCGCTCTCGCCCGCCGAGGCTTCGCTCTTCAGCGGGGGCCTGGGCGATCACCAGCGGCTCATCGTTCAGGGCTATCTCTCGGCCCCGCCGCCCGCCCCGCTGGAGCCGACGGCCGCCGTGATCGTCACCGGGGGCCTGGGGCTCAACCAGCGCCTCATCGTTCAGGGATACATGGCCGCCGGCGTCGGGCCGGCCACCCTGCTGGAATCGATCGCCGCCTTCTGGCTGGCCTCGCCCGCGCTGCGGGCCGCGACCTCCGACGGCCGGCTCTGGCTCGACGAAGCGCCCGAGTCGATCGACCTGCCTTACGCCGTGATCGAGCTGGTACAGGACCTGCCCGAGACCTGGACGACGGCCAACATCTTCAACCGCGCCTTGGTCTCGATCTCGCTTTACGCCGCCACGGCCGCCGCCGCCGCCTCGGCGATGCGGTCCGTGATCGTCCCGGCCTTCACGCTCGCGCCTCTAACGGTCGGCGGCGAGCCGGTGATGCACATCCTGCCCGAGAGCTCGGGCGTCGAGATCTCCCCCGAGTTCGGGCCCCGCGGCCAGGACGTCTGGGCGGCCTCCCAACGATTCGAAGTGCTCTATCTCAGGACCTCCTTCAATGGCGATTGACGGCACGATTTCCGGCGGCTTCCAAATCAATGACCGCCGCTCCGTCGGACTCAACTCCGGCGTCAACATCCCGATCAGCCCGGCGCCGAGTCTCACCTTCGCCGACGGCTCCGGCGCGCTGGCGGCCAACAAGATCTACCAGACGACCCGCAGCCTTTCCTCCGGGTCCGACTCGATCGACCTGTCCGGCGCGCTCACCGACAGCTACGGCTCCTCGGCCGTGTTCGCGCGCGTGAAGGCGCTGTACATCAAGAACAACGGCACGGCCGTCATGACCTTCGGCGCGGGGTCCAACCCCTGGGCCACGCTGCTCAACTCCACCGGCACCATCAAGATCCCGCCTGGCGGCTTCCTGATCGTCGCCACGCCCGACGCGACGGGCTGGACCGTGACCGCCGGCACCGGCGACCTCCTCAACGTCACCGGCACCGGCAGCGAGTCCTACGAGATCGCCGTCCTGGGCGCGACGAGCTGACCCGACCGTCCGACCACCCACGCCATTTTCGGAGTTCTAATCCATGTCATCCGCATTCAGCGGCATCCTCGGCACCGTCAAGTCGGGCGCCGTCGACATCGACGTCGAGGGGTGGTCCGCCGATTACGAGATCGGCGAAGCGGACACCACCACGACGGCCGACGGCGGCTGGGAAGACTCGATCGGCTGCCACAAGAAGTTCTCGGGCAGCTTCGACTTCCTCTACAACCCGGCCAAGAAACCCACCGGCGCGAGCGCCAACCTCACGCCCGGCTCGACCCCCACGCTCACTCTGCAGGCCACCACCGGCGAGGTCTTCTCGGGTGTGGCGCTCATCACCAAGCTGTCGCTCAAGTCCAAGGTCAAGGACGCCTTTCGGGTGACGGCGAGCTTCAGGAACCGAGGCCCATGGACCTGTCCCAGTTGACCAATCAGCCCGAGCGCACCGTGGAGATCGGCGGCAAGCCGTACCAGTTCGGCGAGCTGCCGATCGACGCCCTGGGCCGGCTTCAGGCGTGGATCAAAGCCCACGTCCCGCACCCGCTCGACGCCGTCAAGGGACACCTCGACGGCCTGTCTGAAGCCGACCGCCGCTACCTGCTCGAACAGGCACGGCAGGAGGCCCGGCAGTGGCCGCCCGTGATCGGCACGGCCGCCGGCGCCGCGGCGCTCCTGTCCACCGAGGCGGGCCAGCTCGCGGCCTTCGCCGAGGGCCTCCGCGTCCACCAGCCGGCCGCCACCGACAAGGACGCCGCCGCGCTCTTCAAGCGGCTGCGGGCCGACGCGGCGAAGGCCGCCGCCGCCGCCGCCAAAGCCGGCCGCCAGTACGACGGCGAGGGGCCCGCCCGCGACATCTTCGCCGTCCTCTTCGGCCTCGACCCCCGCGACCACGACGACGACGACGGCGACGGAGAGAACCTCCCAAAATCCTGAGCGCCCGGGGCGCCAGCCCGCTCGACTGGGCGCTCATCTTCCGGGCGGCCGAGCGGCGGCTCAAGATGAGGCGATGGGAGATCGGCCGCTACACCTTCTCGCAGCTCTTAAGCGCACTCGACTCGTCCGACCAAGACGACCCCCACCGGGGCGGCGTCCCGCTCGGCTCGCTGGCCGAGCTCGATGCGCTCCTCGACGACTGAGATCGCATGTTCAAGCTCGCGTCACTCTTCGTTGACATCAAGGCCGATCAGGCCCCGCTGGACAAGGCCCTCTCGGGCGTGCGCTCGGGGCTGTCGTCCGCCAGCGTCGCGGTCGGCACGTTCGTCGGCAACATCGCCACGGGCCTGGCGCGCGCGGCGTCGAGCTTCGCGGGCGTGGCCTTCACCAAGACGATCCAATCCGCCAGCGCGCTCAATGAGAGCCTGTCCAAGACGGGCACGATCTTCGGCGACTCGGCCCAGGCGGTGATCGGCCAGACCGAACAGATGGCCGACAAGTTCGGCCTCTCCAAGCAGGCGATGCTCGACTCGCAGAGCGTCCTGGGCCTCTTCGCCAAGGGCGCCGGCCAGAGCGCCGAGGGCGCCGCCGACTTCTCGAACAAGATGACCAAGCTCGCGGCCGACGCCATGAGCTTTTACAACGTGCCCTTCGAGGAGGCTCTGCAAAAGATCCAGTCGGGCCTCTCCGGCGAGAGCGAGCCCCTGCGGGCTTTCGGCGTCTTCCTCAACGAGGACGCGGTCGCCGCCGAGGCGCTGTCCCTGGGCCTCTCCAAGACGGGCAAGGACCTCGACGACGGCGCCAAGGTCATGGCCCGCGCCAGCCTCATCACCAAGGGGCTCGCCAGCGCCAGCGGAGATCTCGAGCGCACCTTCGACGGCACCGAGAACCAGTCGCGGCGGTTCTGGGGCTCGCTCGACAACCTCGCCCAGTCGATCGGAGCGTCGCTTCTGCCGGCGTTCAACTCGCTCCTGGCCGCCGGCAACACTATGGTCGACGCGCTCGCACGCGGCTGGCGGAACCTGCCGGAGTATTTCACGATCGCCCGCATCCGAATCGCCGAGGGCATCCAGAACCTGATCGCCTGGTTTCAGGTCCTGCCCGAGAACGTCGGCCGCATCGCGGCGTGGATCGGCAAGAACTGGTACGAGCTGATCGTCGACGGTATCAACGCCAGCATCACGGCTTTCAAGAACTTCGGCGCGAACCTCCAGAACCTCGGCGAGGCGATCGGCCAGTGGTTCGCCGATCCCACGGCCGGCTTCAACTTCGAGTGGAAGCCGCTCCTGGAAGGCTTCAAGGCCACGGCCGACGCGCTGCCCGAGATGGTCAAGCCCGCCTTCGTGTCGATGCAGGCCGAGATCGACGCGGTCGGGCAGCGGATCGCCGACCGCGAACAGGCCCGCGCCCAGAAGGTGGTCGCGACCGCCCAGGCCGCCGCGACCACGGCCCAGAAGACGACCGAGGACGCCAAGAAGAAGGACGACTTCAAGAGCGAGCTCCTGGGCTCGGCCGACTTCGCGGCCAGGCTCCGCTCCGCCATCCTCGGCGACAAGGACGAGACCGCCAAGAAGCAGCTCGAAATCCAGAAGCAGATCGCCGAGCACAGCGCCGCCACAGCCGAGGCGCTCACGACCGGCATGCTGCTGGCTCGCCTCGGCTGAGCGAGAACGATAACCGCCATGCCCACGTCGATCACGGTCCCCTTCAAGGTTCTGGCGAGGGGCTATCAGGTCTCGGGCGACGTCCGCTCTGGCTACAAGGCCAGCGTGCCGTATCTCTTGGCCTGGGCCGACGCCTTCGTCTTCGCCGATCAGGTCTTCGGCAGCGCGACGGCCAGCGTGGTCGGGCCCGTGACCTGGTTCCTGCCCTACGCGTTCCCCGGCTCGGCCGCGCGGCTCTACGCCCAGAGCTTCACGATCGCCCCTTGCGGCGCGGGCGGCTCGGCCGCTCCCACCAAGGGGCTGGCGCCCGGCGAGTTCTTCACCCACGCGATCGTGACCGTGGAGTTCGAGAGCCCGCCGTCGCTCCAGCAAGCGGCCGACGATCCGGGCGGCCTCTCCCAGCTCGACCCTCAGAACCCGATCACGCTCTGCGAACAGTCGGTCAGGAGCGCCGGCAAGATGGAGACCCGGCGAGGCGGGTCGTACATCTACGACGACGATTCCAAGCCCGTCCACGGCGATTTCGCGGTGCCGACCGCCGAGACGCGCTTGGTCCTCTCGTTCCCCCGAGTGCCGTACCTGCCCTGGAGCCTGATCAAGCCGTACCTCAACAAGATCAACTCGACCGAGGTCCTGGGCGTCGGCGCGGGGCAGCTTCTCTTGGAGGAGTTCGACACCAAGGTCGCGCCCAGCTCCGACGGCAAGCTGTCCCAGCAGGTCCAGCTCTCGTTCGCCTACAGCGACAACGACTGGAACAAGCTGCCCAAGCCCGACGGCACCTTGCAGCTCGTGCGCCTCAAGGCCGATTCCGGCAGCGGCAGCCCGCGCCGGATCTACGCCTCGGCCGACTTCCGCCAGATCTTCGCCAAGCTCTCGTTCCAGGCCCAGTAAGCGAGCATCATGGCCGACTTCACGCCCACCCCGGTCAAGCGCGGCGACGTGCTCCAGGCCGAGCTCCTCAACCGCATGCAGGCCGAGCTCGCCCGCCTGGGCAAGATCCGCGGCGGCGCGGGGCTGTCGGTCCGGCAGGGCGGCGGCGGGCTCCAGCTCACCTCGCTCGATCCCAACAACCGCTACCTGGCCGTCGCCAACGGCAACATCTCGGCCCGGTCCGGGACCACGCCGGGGACCGGCAACGTCGACGTCTGCTGGATCAACCCCAGCGGCCCCACGATCACCAATATCGGGCCCACCATCGCCGTGTACAACCCGTCGAGCTCGACCATGACCTCCGGCCAGGGCATCGACTCGGGGCAGTATTGCTGGATCGAGCAGGACCCGTTCGGATCCTGGATCGTCGCGCCCCTGGAGTGCTCCTGAGATGCTCGGCCGCCGGCGCTGTTGCTGCGGCGACGAAGGCGACCTGTCGTGCAGCCCCTGCGACATCCCCCGCGAGAATCTCACGGTCGAATGGACGAACATCGTCACCGGCGACGGGTCGGCCACGATGTCCTACGGCGGCGCCGGCCCCGATTCGTGGGCGTCGGAGTGCACGGGCGGACTCCTCTACATCCTGTCTTGTAACGCGGGCTCGATTTACTTTCGGGTCGTCTACTTCGTCGCCGGCGGCTGCCCGACGGGCACGCGAGAGGAGTGCTCCACGAGCGCGGGCGGGCTCGTCGCCGACACCATTACCTGCTCTCCGCTATCGCTCCAGTACACGCTCACGGACGTCTCCTGTCCGATCCTCTATAGCAGCGGGTTCACGAGCTTCACGGTGCGGACATGATCGACCGCTGCGCGGCTTGCCCGCTTGGACCGGATGGCGTTTGCATAGCGCTGACGAATGTGTGTGAGCGAATCCATGAGCCCGAGATCCGGGCCGCGTTTCTGGCCCGCGTACGCGAGTACGAGGCCCGTTACTCGGCCGAGGAACGGGCGGAGATCGAACGCGCGGCGGTCCTGACGGCTCGGACTCCCGAACCGCCGGCCGCGTCCCTCACGCCTTGCTGCGGCGGCGCGGCGCATCGCGCGAACCGCCGGCCCTGACCTTCAGCCCGAGAGCCACCCCACCATGCCCGCCGTCCCTGGCTATTCCCACCGCTGCGCGATCACGATCGACAACACGGGCTCGACGTCCGCGCTGTCGTACTACCAGGTGCCGATCACGCTCTCCGGCGCGGCCTATACCGGATGGGCCGCGCACGGCAAGCCCGACGGCTCGGACCTGCGCGTCACGGACACCGACGGGGTCACGCTCCTGCCGTTCGTGCTGGAACGGATCGACACGGCCAATTCCAAGGTCTACCTCACCGCCAAGGTGCCCTATACGTCGGCCGGCGCGATGGACGTGATTTACGTCTACTGGGGCAACCCGAGCGCATCGAGCGTCAGCAACCTGGCGCAAACGATCCAGGCCACGAGCTCGCAGACCGGGCCGGCCGACCTGTTCAACCAATCCGACCTCGCGGGGTACACGGACGGTTGCGCTCTGACCGTCCTCAAGCACCAGACCGGAGCCAACGCCAGCCACAACGGCGAGTGGCTCGTCTGGCACAACGCGGGCAAATCGACCAACGGCAACTTCACGGGCTCGACGGTGTACATGGACCGCTCGACCAACAACGGATCGAGCTGGACCAAGACGCTGATGCTCTCCGGTTCCGGCGGCAACGTGCCGTCAGTGCGCGCCTTCGGAGAGCTTCTCGACGGTACGCTCCTCCTCTGCTGGACGTGGGGCACGCCGACGAACACCAACGCGACCAAGGTTCCGCTGTACCTCGCCAAGAGCACGGACGCGGGCGCGACGTGGAGCAACCTCGGATCGAGCCCCACCAACCAGCTCACGGTCCCCTGGACGGTCGGGACCGACGCGGGCACCGGGTTCGGTCGGATCGAGCAGCTCACGTCGGGCGGCAACATCTTCCTGTCCGTCTACGGCTGGCCCAGCGCGGCCAGTAACGGAACTTGCTACATCCTCAAGTGCCCCAACGCCAGCGACCCCACCAACGGCTCGAACTGGAGCACGCACGGCACCCCGTTCCCCGGCCCAACGGACAGCCGCAACTATAGCGAGTTCTCCTTCTGCCGCACGACGGACGACAACAACTGGATCGCGATCTGTCGTAGCGAGACGTCGCCTTACGACCTCTACCGCGCGGCGTCAACCGACGGCGGCGCGACGTGGGGCTCGCGAGCGGCCGTCAACGTCATCGGACGCAACCCAACATCCGACGGCCATCCGGGCGCGCCGTGCTTGCTGCGACTCTCCAATGGGGCGATCTTGCTCGCCTATCAGGCCCGGCAAGGGAGCAAGTACGGCTCGACGATCCGCGTCTCGACCGATAACGGGGCCGTGTTCAACAACACGCCCGGCAACCAGTTGATGCTGCACGCGCCGGGCGGCAACGACCCGCGCGACTACGGCATGCCGTCGATCGACGTGCTTTCGGACGGCCGCATTGCGTGGGTCGATTACTACGCGGTGACGACCCCCAGTACGTCCAACCTGGAATACTCGATCGTCGATCTCGACTACATCATGAACGGGGCCAACGTCTATTCGACGTGCAACTCGTTCGACTCCGTATGGACGGCTCACGGGGCCACCGAGACGTCGATCGACACCACCAACAAGCTGACGGGCACGGGCTCGATTCTGATCGACAACAGCACGGGGACGCCCACCGACAATTACGCTTTGGCCAAGCTCTGGCCTGACGGCGACTCGGGCGCTCCCAATCTGGCGTTCACGTACTGGGGCTACATTCAGCAGCAGGAGTCGCCCCAGAACGCGATTCAGTCCACGGTCGAATCGACGCAAGGCACCAGCGAAAAGCGCATCACGTCCGCGATCCGCGACGACGGCACGGGCGGCGTGACGTTCCAGAATTACAACGGATCGTCCTACGTCGATTCCAACGTGGTCGTCAATACGACCGAATGGACGAAGGTCACGCACGCGATCGCCACCACGTCATCGACAGTGAGCGGCAAGGCGTTCAAGAACAACGTGGACGTGGGCTTGTCGATCAGTCAATGGCAGACGGGCTCCAATCCCTACCAGGTACGCTTCCTCGTGGGCAGCACGTCGTCCACGGGCGCTCGCAAGTCGAACGTCGGGCTCGTCTACTCGCACCAGTACACGCCGACGGCGCCGGCCGTGTCCGCCGGCGCGGAAGACCAACTCGGCGGCGCTGCCCCGATCTCCATCATCACCAGCCAGAGGGTTATCTAAGATGCCCAGCTACGGCCAGTCCGTCGTCCTGCAATACGTCGCCTGGGACACGGGGAACAACGGCGGCAAGACGGGAGACGTCGCCAACCACACGCTCCGCTGGGTCAAGGACGGGACCTCCGCCGCGCCCACCAACACGCCCACCGAGGTGGACGCGACCAACGCGCCTGGCGTTTACAAGCTGACGCTGACCTCATCGGAGTGCCAGTGCCAGGCGGGCACGCTCTGCGGCAAAAGCTCGACGGCGGGGGTCTCGATCCTGCCCGTGAGCGCGACCTTCGAGAACCTGCCCACCGCGCTGCCGGCGGCGGCCGGCGGGCTGCCCGTGATCGGCACCGGCGCGGGGGCGATCAATCCCTCCGGGGGCAAGCTGCCGGCGACGGTCGCCTCCGGAGACGTGACGGGCAACGTCACGGCCGACGTGCAGTCGATCAAGGGGCAATCGGTGGTCTGCGCGGGGACCGTGACGTTCCCGGCGGCGTCCACCCTGGCCAGCACGGTGAACATCACCGCCGCGGCCGGCTGCAAGCTCGACCTGACCCAGGCCGTGCCGACCTCGAACACGGCCCAGACCCTGGGAGACGCGCTGAACGCCGCGCGAGCCCAGGGCTTCGGCAAGTGGGTCCTCTCGGGCACGACGCTCACGCTCTACGCGCCCGACGGCACCACCTCGGTGCGGGCCTTCACGCTCGATTCCGCCACCGCGCCGCTCACCCGCTCGTAAGCATCTTCAAGTCACGACGGGAGGCTTCGACTTATGCCTTACACCACGGGCGTCTCCGGAGACGCCGCCGGCTGTTACACCACCCCTGGGCAAAGCGGCAAGCGGCAGCTCGTCGGCGTGGGCCAGCCGAAGGACGGCTACGCGCTCGTCACCCGATCGAACCTCGCCGTGGCCGACACCGCCGGCGCGCCCTACGACCCCACGGCCGCGACGACGATCGATTGCGACGACGCGACATCGCTGTGGATCTCCGGCGACAGCAACCTCGCCAGCGCCCAGCTCACTCTCGTCGTGGCCATGTGGCAGATGAACCCAGACGGGACCGAGACCTTCATGGGCCTCACCGAGACCCTCGGCCTGGCGGTCGGCGACCAGTTCGGCGGCTCGTTCCAGGTGGGCGGCCGGTATTGCGTGCTCGGCCCTCAGCAGATCGTCGACCTGGCCGCCGCCTCGAAGATCGCGGTCATCATCACCTCGATCACGCCAAGCTCGAACTGGAACCTCTTCTACAAGCTCTTCTGAGCTGAGAACCAACCCAGGCAGGGCCCCATGAACTCGATCACCCAGGGCTACCAGCCGAGCCGCCCGCCGGTCCCCGCCGGCGATGAGCCCGAACCCGAACCCGACGACGAGCTCGACGCCGACGCGGCCGAGGCCTCGGCCGATCTCGACGCCCAGGACCTGGC